CGGGGTCGAAGACAGACAAGATGTCGAGATCGCCACGCAGTATCTGGCGTTCGACACGAATCTGTTCCTCAACTCCGACTCCGTAAAGTTCCGCGAAGAGCCTCCTAGTATCCGGTGACGGCCGGAATTCGGGAAGCGGGATCTCATCGCGGGGGTATCGGTGATAACCGTCGTCCACCCACCGTGGTGCAACACCCTCGGTGTGACGCAAAGCCAAACGCAGCATCGCTCCAACGATAGGACACTGCGGGGTCTCATAAACCCCGGACAGTGCCTTCGCCCTGAGTAACTGCTGCATAATCAGCCTGCCTGCGCCAATGAACGAAGAGGTCCAACCGAAATTGGCGAGAAAGTCTATTGGATTGCGGACAATCTCGCCACTGTCGGCGAAAACCATCCCGCAAAAAGACGCCTTGCAAGGGTCGGCGACCTCGTCGATCTTGATTGTGAACCCCAGTGCCTGATAATCCTCAGCCCGAAGTTCAGCCTCAGTCGCGAAAAGGCCGTCATCTCCTTCTACAAAGCCCAACAAACTCTTTCCCTGTCGTTGAGCCAAGAAACGCGCCAGCATAAGATTCGTGAAGCCATTGCCCAAAGACGTGCACATGTCTCCACTCATCCGCCGGCCACGTATCTCAGCTCGAACCCCGGTTCTAGTCCTCATACGGTTCTCACCCATGATCACGTTACAAAGAAAGTCAGCGTCTTCTGACCAAGACAGGCAATGCCGGTACAGCGCACATTCACAGATGTCTAAAACATCAGGAGTGAAGTGGCTTTCAAACGCGGTAAAGTCTGTCTGGAAATAACGGCGACCAGCTCTCTTCAAAGCGCGAACACGGGCGGGGCGCTCTGGTACCGGTACATGCTTGATAAACTCGGGCATGGCGTAAACTACGTCCTCTACGGCCTTGAACAACGGGCCTGAGAACACTTTAAACGCATCACTGCGGGAGTTGATCATGCGGCAGCACTTCCACTCTGGGTAGGACTCAGTCTTGACGAAACTGTCGATATGCGAACATTGGCGGGCAGTCGGACGACCCCCGCGCAGTTGTCTGTAAGCTTCTCTAAGTTCGTCTTTCCGAGCCTCATTATAAGTGGTACGCGATAGCCACGCTTCGAAACCGATGTTGGCAGCCAGTGGGATCCTGGATACCTCATCTTTAACAAAGCTGGCAAATTCGCGCTTTAAAGTGACATCGCCTGCGGGTATTTTGCGGAGCAACCGCTTTAAAAACCCGCAATGCACCGTGTCGGGATCGTTCGTGTCACAACAGATCGGGGCCAACCCCGGAACTGCGCAACTCTCCAAACGTCTGAACATCCGCCGACGAGCTCGCCGCGTCGACGGAAGGTACACCACGGACAGGGAGGCAGCGGTGTCGTCCGGAGGACGCAAGTCATTAGGCATTTCTGACATGCGAGCGCCGACGGCATAAACCTTCCTATCCGTGTTCCAGACATTTAGAGGGGTGACGTCTGCGACGTCACCCCCTCCGCGAAAAAAGACTGTCTTTCTGCTAAAAACCAAACCACCTGCTCTGAACCGGCCATAATAGCTACGGCCATATCATCAGGTACGGGTAAGGTGGACAGCCTGCGGAGGTACGAACGTGTATTGGTGCGCACTGCTTCCGCACCAGTACCATGACTAAACTCAGTCAATGCGCATGCAACGTGGTGTGGCGACCACATTATAGTCCGAGGGCAACGCATCAACTTAAGATAGTCAAGGAGCAGGTCCCCCAACAAGGCACCTGCTGCTAATTTCACCACCCACGCCAAAAGCCCCGCATGCAACACGATGAC